AGTAAAACAACAGGACGATGGGCAATACGTCTTAGAATGGGACAAGGAAGACCCACAATGGAAGTTTCTCAACTCCTTGACACCTGAGCAAGTTCGGTGTATAGTAGAGGAAGCAATACGCCAGGACAAACGTGGTCAACTTTGATTACAAAGAGTTTAGTCTCAAGAATCTAAAAGATGTTCTAGGTGAGGTTATCGACCAGGACGATTGTAACCCTGAGGAGATTGCACGGTCAATTATTGATGCCTGTGAGACAAACATTGACTATCATTTGTCTAAAGTGAGTAAAGCAGCAGAGACAATTGCTAAGTTAAAAGGATTATTGAAAGAGAATATGATAACTGAAGCAACTACACAGGCAGAGTGGGAAGATTTTTGGAAGAGTGACAGTTGAGATAGTGGCACAGGGGTCTTGACGGACCCCTTTTTTTATGCCATAATATATTCATACCAAACAGGAGAGCATGACCGTCACCCTTCGCCCACATCAGAGCAAAGCATTGAATGCTATGCTGGCATATGACAAGGGTCAGGTCATCATCCCTACGGGTGGTGGCAAGACTATCTGCATGATTCAAGACATTGTTGAGAATCAAAAGTATATCGACAATGGTTCTACTATTGTTGTTGTTGCTCCCCGTATTCTTCTTGCAGAACAACTCTGTAAAGAGTTTATGGAACTCATTGACGGTTCCTATACTCACATTATGCACGTTCATAGTGGTGAAACTCAGCACTTCAGCACTACTAAACCTGAAAAGATTGCAATGTTCAACAACATTGCAAGAACTGCTGGTGAGAATGTTATCATCTTCACCACATATCACTCGCTGCATCGTATTCAAGAGGCAGACATTGAAGTGAATACAATTTACTTTGATGAGGCACACAACAGCGTTCAGCGTAACTTTTTCCCCTCTACTGAATTCTTTTCTCACGATACAGATCGTTGCTATTTCTTTACTGCAACACCCAAGCATTCGCTGACTGTATTCAAACCAGGAATGAATGACCCTGAGGTTTATGGTCAGGTTATTTGCAACGTTCCTGCACCACAACTAGTCAAGGAAGGTTACATTCTTCCTCCTAAAGTTGTTGTTCAGGAGTTACCTCAGGGTGACTTCAAGCAATCTGATTCTAAGAATCTGTTGGACACCATTGATGATAACGAGATCGGCAAGATTCTGATTGCTGCACGTTCCACAAAACAGATTGTCCGTCTTGTTACTCAATCTGATTTCTGTGCTCAGTTGCACGAACGTGGTTATCACTGGATGTTTATCACTAGCAAGACTGGTGCTATCATTGACGGCAAGAAAGTATCTCGTGAAGTATTCTTCAAGACTCTTAATCAGTGGGGCACAGAAGAGCATCGTAAGTTCGTTGTGATGCACCACTCTATCCTTTCTGAAGGCATCAACGTCAAGGGTCTTGAAGCAGTATTATTCATGCGGAACATGGATTACATTGGCATCAGTCAATCAATCGGTCGTGTGATACGCCTAGGAGGCGATTCTAAGACGTTTGGATTAGTTTGTGTGCCTGTTTTTGATAAAGTGGGCATCAGCACTGCTAGAAGCGTTCAAGCGGTCGTTGATACTATCTTTGAGAAAGGTCAACCTGCAATCAGTGAAGTCCGTCGCTGATTGCACTCTTTCAAAACTATGCTATAATAGTAGGTACAAATTGGAGCAAGTTCCATGCAATGCGATGTAAAATGCTATGTGTCCGGTAAGGTTTTTAGCGTCAAATGTCTTGCTAAGGACTACAAAGAAGCAAAAGAAGTAGCACTTGCTCAACACCCTAACGCACGTATTATGGGCGTTAATGTTCTCCTCAATACAAACTAATGACTGATACTAAACTATGGAAGATTATCATCCTTGAGACTACAGGATGGAACAACATTGAAGAATCAAACTGTGTGAAACTTACTAAAGAACAGTGTACCGACCGCATAGAATCACTTCTAGCAGAAGGTTACAATCCAAACCATATTAAAGCGGTTCCAGATGCTTGAACTCCCTGCTGATTTCCCACATCAATCCCCAGATAATTACTCTTACAAGGTTAAGGAATTCAAAACCAATGTTTACGCAATTTGGTTACATCACCATAAAGATTATGTCTATACTAGTGATCCTGTACGTACTATCTGGGGATTCTTCAATGCAAAGAAGCGGCAGTATTTTGCCCCAATCAATGCAAAGAAACCTGGAAAGGTAGTTGATATTAAAAATACAACTCCTTACACTGCAATGCAACTAAACCTCAATCCTTTAGAACATGCTTTATACTCCAAAACTTGATGACTACGTAAGGTGGGAAAGATCAACAGGACATATTGATGAAGGTTGGGTTTATTTTGTTGATAATGAGTATATCACAATTGAGACTGGTGTAAAGGATAAACCTAACTGTGAATATACAAAAGAAGAAAAGCATAAAAAGATTCATATCTTAGTAGTATGTCATAATTGTTTTTGGCGTGATTTGAAGTATATAAAGAACAGGCGAGTGGACAGTTGACGTAGTGGCACAAGGAAGGTTTCAGACCTTCCTTTTTCGTGTATATTAAAGGAGTGGAGGGGACACCCACCACACTCACTCTAAACTCTCTCACAATGGGCACACGCGCACGGATCGGACTCCAACTTTCAGATGATTCTATTCTTTCTGTTTATCATCATTGGGACGGTTATCCTTCTTGGTTGGGTAGGGCACTTGAGTCGCACTACAATACGAAGGAGAAAGTAGCAGAATTGATTGACGGTGGTGATATGTCCTGTGCATGGACTGATGATTCATTCCGCAATTCTGATGGTAAGATTGAGAAGAAATCAGAATACGGTCCTCAATACTATTCTGAACGTGGTGAAGATTGTCCCCCTAGACTTGACCCTACTCTAGCATCATATGCTAACAAAGAGCGTGGAGAAGAGTATCACTATGTGTATCGTAAGGTTGCTGGTGAATATACTTGGGTTTGCATTGATATGAATTCATTTGAAGACAAAGATCCTGAGACTGTTTCTATTCCTTCCGGTTATCTGCAATGCTAAACACTGAGATTACAGTTGGCGTCCCTGATTACTATCGGGACGACCAATTTTCTGATGATTTCGACAAGTTCATCGAACGTGTAGTCGTTGAGTCTACTCAACTCGGAATGTCTCTTCCATATTGTCTCCTTGAATTCTGTGAATAGTCTTACACTACATGATGATCTTTCAGGCAAAGATGTTCAACTTGCTTGGTCTGATATCTGTGCATTGATTATCAGTGCAGAGAATCCTTCTGAGTTCATCTCAAACAAAGACAAGAAACAACTTCAACAAATCGCATCCACCTTCAGAGAGTTTTTAGACTAATGGATTACAACATTGACCCAATCCGCGAATTCGACAATGATGATTTCATGCAAATGGTAGAAGAATGGGAACAAGAAGGTGTCGTTGAAAGTATTGACATCGAGACATTAAAACTACTAAAAGAGTTCTAATGATACAGAACTTTGCTAGAACCGCTACATATAGTGAGAGGGAGAAGAGAATTCATCAACTTCTTCTTGCACAGCAACAAGTTGAGAACCTGTTACTTATTAGTGAATATTTTGACTACAAGAAATATCTTAAGCAACATTTGTTCAAGGTAAAATACGAACTTGAAAGACAGTCCGGTAACCTTGACAAATCTAAACAACCAGACTAGAATCAAAACACTACCACGGACTTTCTCATGACACGAACACTCTCTAAGAAACTCACACGTTATCGTCTCACTTTAGACGTGATGATTGATAACTCAGCAAGTGAACCACCTTCACGATGGGAGTGGGAAAAGTTACTCCAACTTCAAGGAAATGAACAGGTGAATGATGTTTATGTTGAGAATCTTGGAGACTATAAAGTCTAGTAGATCGCATTTCAAAGTGTCACACGAGGGGTTACGACCCCTCTTTTTTTATGCTATACTGATTTTAGGTCACAATCAGTCATGTCAAGTATTACCATTGAACAACTTAGCGCCACCATTGAGGCAGACGTTGCAGACATTTTGCGAATAAATGATGTGTCTGATGAGATTATCAATCTCGTATGTGATACTATTGTTGAACATTTTGCATATGCAATAACTAATGACCAGTAAAGAAAAACTTCTATTTGTATCATCATTCATCTGGTTTATGCACTGGGGAACATGTCTAGCATCTATCATTCTGGATACGGTTATTCTAAGAAACTCTGTGAGGATATTACCTCTTGGTTTTTGAATAAGTATTACCCACGTCATAAAATTGATGTGGATATTGAGCATCGTGGATTGAAGCGTGAGGGTGTCTATGGGTATTGCGATTTTATTGATAATAAATCTAAACCACGACACTTTGTGATTGAACTTCAGACCCACATGAATCAGGAAACATATACAAAAATACTTTTTCATGAACTGACGCACCTCTCCCAGTGGGTAGACGGTTCTCTCACTTTCAAGCATGGAAAAATGTGTTATTGTAAAGAACCAGTAGAAAACTACGACTATGTGAACCAACCACATGAAATTGAAGCACGAGAGAGTGAATCAGTTCTATATGATCTTTATCTAAATGAGAAAGAGAGTGTGCCAGTTCACAAACCGTCCCAATTTTCCCTAAACCGCTTGACTTTTTGGTGATTCTCGTCTATTATTACAAAGTAATCAATCAGGGGTGTCGAGCACCTCTTTTCTCAAATGGGTTTCAAAACTGACGGTTCAGTTCATTACGGTGGCGTTCAAAACGAACTAGACACAATCAATTTTCTCAACAGCATCAACCGTTATCAGCAGTTGGTTGAGCATCGTGGCGGCACAGGTCAAAAGGCAGACGCCGCTGCGGGAGATAAAATGATTAGCATCAAGCGCAAAAAGGGCATCAAAAATGGTTCTTTTGATTGGTGCAATACTAGCATTTACAACGACACATTCAAAGGTCACTTTACACAATTCCTTGAAGATGTGAAAGAGCATCGTCAAATGCCCGAGCAATTGCGCGAGGTTGCTGTTGATTTTATGCGTAATGATTTTAACAATCTGTGTGAGTCTGCGCTAGACAGTATCGACAAGCAGGCACTAATCACTATGCTAGTTGATATCTTCAGCAAGCAGACTGGTTACGACATTGTTATCAACGACACAGAATCAAAGGACGTTTACATCTTTGAAGCAGAATCACATCCTGTCTGGACTGCTATCAAACAGGGTT